CTGACACCCGTTGGTCTTTGCCCCGGCAGCGCCAGCGTGGAGCTGGCGGGCTTCTTCACAAAGTCTGGGCCGAACCCCTCGGCCGTCAGGATGGCCTCGATGTCAGCCACCTCAAACCTGCCGCCGTCAGCAATGCTGCGCACCCGTGTAGCTGCGCGTACAGCCTTGCCGTGCTTCACGCCCGTGTTGGTGGAGTCAGGTACGCGCAAGACTCGGGAAGCATCGCCTGTGACAGCGGTGTCGATGGCCAACCCGTGCTTGACGCACATCTCTTTGAAGCGCTTGGCCAGCGGGTACCAGTCCTCTTTGAACAGCATCTCATCAAGCGGCCAGTAGGCGTGAATGCCGCCACCAGAATGCACCAGCCACGGGTCGCCCAGCCCCGCAAGGCCAGTGTCCTCACAGAACTTCTGCAATGCCTGCGCCGCAGCTTTGGCGCTCGGGTATGCCTTCAGTTTGATCACGCCCTCTTCGTTGGGGATGTCCTTGGGATGGTTGCAGTCAAGGTCCACGGCCAGCACTTGGCTGCCGTGCATGTTCTCCTTGGTGCGGTCCCGGTCAGTGCCAAACGTGCTAAGCGCAAAGTATGTGTCGTAACCTGCCTTCGCCCACTTTTCCACCGTGGGCATGAGTTCCTCAAGTGTTTGTCCGTAGACGTGTTGTTTTTTCTTTGTAAGCTCTACCGCGCAGTAATAGCCATTACCCGGAGACGGCAAAACCGCCGCCATCAAATCAAGCGGAGTCATGGGAGTCCTTGGGAATGGGTTACAGGGGCAGCTCTAACTGGCGTGGGTCAGCGCCCATATCAAGGATGTCCTGCGCCATCGCCTGCATGTCGGTGAAGCGCTCGTACAGCTCTTTCACGAAGTCAACGGACACGTTGTAGTTCTGCGTGTAGATGTGGTTCAGCAGCTCTTCGTTGGTCAGGGCTTGAGGTTGTACTCGTGACATATTCTTCTCCATGCCTCGTCCGCTGTGTTTGAGGATTGCATTATTGTTAAAAGGGTTTCCACGCGGTGACGGTACGCGACGAAGACTTCTGATCCGTTGAACCAGTTGTAGACGGTTTGTCGTGTGACGCCAAGGGCGTAGGCAATTTTGGTGACGGGGAAATTCAAATGGATTGCCCAACGCCCAAGCTGGTTGCCCAGAGACTTGGGAGTTTTCATCACGTCATCAATGATTTTTTGTGAGTAGGCCATGGTGTTTAGGTGGGGGTACTCGCTGCACTGTCTACGGCATTTCAGCCCACATAAGTTCAGCATCCGCTTTCCCCCCGATTTAATTACTCATCATCCCAATCGGACACGATGTCAGCCAGCTTGGACTTCTTGGCGGGCACGGCACCGCCCTTGGCAGTCTCCTTGCGCACTTCTGGCTCGTCAGCTTCCACCACGGGCTCGGCTTTGGCCTTGGCTTTGGTAGCCTTGGCCGCGATCGGCTCGTATGCTGGGGCGTCTTCTTCCTTGGTCAACTCGCCCATAGGGCGTGTGCCGGGGATGGTCATCGGTGCAGCCTTCACGCCGTCAGCTTGCGCCACGGTCAAGGTTGTCGCCTTCTTGGCATCGTCGGAGTCGCCTTGCGATACCGCGATCGGGTACTCGTCGTCTGTCAACCAGCGCGTAGGCGCGAAGAACAGCTTGGGAGACTCGGCCTTGGTGTCGAACTTCATGCGCGTGACGATCTGCTCGGGGTTAACCGGAGGTGTCTGCGCTGCCAAGAAGCGGGCGTAGGCTTGCAGGGGACGCTTGTCGCCATCTTCCTTACCGAAGATGCTGGTAGCGGGGAGTGTCAGTTGCAGCACATCACCTTCAGGGTTGTTGGCCAGCACAACAGCAAGGCGCTGTTGGAAGCGGCAGGCACGGCTGTTGCCGTTACCGGAACCGGCTTCGTTCTGTGGGCAACCCATACAGGTCTTGCTCTGGGGAGCGGCGATGGTTGCGTCAGGCTTCTCGCCGTCATTGCTCCAGCAGTCAGGGCGCACGATTGCTTCGGCGTTGTATGCGCCAGAGTAGAAGATGCGGCTGACCTTGGGGGCAGCGCGGACAATGATGACATCAAGGTGGCGGTCTTCGATGGCGGCGACTTCCTTGCCACCTGCCACCAGACGGAACACGCCGCCTTTAATGGAGATGCGCTTGGTCGATACACCAGCACCGCCGCCCGTCAGGGCCTTGGCTGTGTCAGACAACTCGTTGTTACGAGCAAATGCGGGGACGTTGGACGAACTGAAAAGCGTAATGTTGCTCATGATTGCGTTACTTTCTTGCTTTGGTTACACGAATGTCGAACTCAGTGACTGAGTTCAGCCCCGGCGGCAGAACACCGGGGTTCTCTTCCAGAAACTGTGCCATGTTGGTTTGGGCGATGCGCTTTTCCAACAGGTCTACGACTTGATGCTCAAGCACGAATGCTTTAAACGAGTCCCAGTCCTGTGTGTTGTAGCGCGTCTTCTTTATCAACGACACGGTTCCCGTGGAGGTCTGGACCGATGTCAGGCCGAGGGCCTTCATCTGGTCTTTGATAGCGAGGCGCACGTGCGTGCGCTGCTCGTCCAGCTCAGCGAGCTGGCGATCAAGGCCTTCCATCTTGGCTTTGATCTTGGTGTGAACGGCGACCAGCTTGTCGAGCGGAATTGCTTCGACTTCCGGTGCTTCTTCGATGTCTTCGGTCATTTGCTTTCTCCTGTGTTTTTGTCAAGCGTTATACAGTTTACATGGCTTTTTTCGTGGCGCAACCCCCTTTCAAGAATTTATTTCCAGCGTGAACATCTCAGTCAGAAGTGAGCTGTCGCTTACTTTTGCACCGAGGGCTTTGAACATCTTGGCCTCCACCGGAGAACCCTGAATGTGGAAGACCGTCACCTTGTCGGAGTCCTGCCCCTTGCGGTCAGCACGGGCAATGCACTGGATGTACTGCTCCACGCTCATCAGGGGGCCGTAGAATACCACCGTGTCGGCAGCAGTCAGCGTAATGCCGTGCGCTGTGGCCTGCGGCTGCATCACCAGCACCCGTGGGTCAGGGTCGGTCTGGAAGCGGTGGATGATGTCGCCGCGCTTGTTGGCTGACACGCCGCCGTGGATGCACTCGTTGGTGATGCCCTTGGATGTCAGGTGCTTCTGGATGGTCTCGATGCTGGCGCGGAACAACGCGAAGATGATGACCTTGCGCGAAGTCTCCTCCAGAATTTCCTCCAGCACGCCAAGCCTTGGGCCCGCATCGAACTCCACCACCTCTTTGGTATCGGTCAGCGCAGCGCCGCAACTGACCTGCAGCAGCTTGCTCAGCATGGCAGCGGCATTGACCGCAGTGATGACCTCTCCAGCCGCCTGCACCAGCATCTGGTCCTTGAGCAAGTTGTAGTACTTGGCCTGCTGCGGAGTCAGCGGCACCTCACGGGTCAGCGTCATCACTGGCGGCAAGTCAAGGCACTGGTCTTTGGAGTAGCGGATCGCTGGCTGCAGCGCATTGAACACACGCTCGCGTGCATCGGGCTTGGGGGCCCACTTGTACAGCGTGATCTTGTTCATCACCGCGTCGCGCCATCCTGTGTAGAACAGCGGCACGTTGTCTGGATTGACCAGCTTGGCCAGCCCATACGCATCAGCAGGCGACTGCGAGGCAGGTGTGCCCGTCATCATCCACAAGTGGGTCTTTGGCGTGAGGATTGACTTGAGCGTCTTCCATCGCTTGGTGGTCACTGTCTTGTAGGCGTTGGCCTCATCGACAATCACCAGATCAAAACGCCCATCATTAACGACCTCATTAGCAATCAGGTTCAGCCCGTCGTAGTTGCAGATCACGAACTCGTAGTCCTGCTGAATCATCTCGATGCGGCGTGATGACTTGGTGTGGTGCGCCACGATAGCCGAGCGGTGGATGATGCTGTTGTTCAGATCACTGAGCCATGCTGAGTGCATGATCGACAGTGGGCACAGAATCAATACACGCTTCACGAAGCCTAGCTTCATCAAGTAGTCAGCGGCCCACAACGCTGCAAGCGTCTTGCCTGTGCCGGGATCGTTAAAACAAAACGCACGTTTGTGCATGGTGAGAAACGATGCGGTGTCCACTTGGTGTTCCATCGGCTTGTAGCGTCCGGGCCAGTCGTAGCGCCTTGTGATAGGCGACTGAATATCTTTCACGCCTAGATTCTTCAGAACACGCGCTTCGTCCAAACCCCAGTACACAGCAACATCGAAGCTGCCGTCATCGCGTTCGATGACTTTGTGCTTGGGGATGATGCGGTACTTGTCGGGGTTGCGCGTTCTGAAGACAACGGCTTTGTTGTCGATGATGTCCAATGCTTTCTCCGGTAGTTATTTGTTGTCGCCTTGATTGGCTTTCTTGGCACGCAGTCTCAGGTTGCCCGGCGTGGACTTGCCGCCTGCACGCAGCGGCTTGATGTGGTCAATGTCTTTGCCTGCACGGTCAACACCTTTCTTGTCATAGTCACGCCGCGCACGTTGGCGCTCATGCTGGTCTGATTCAGGGCCGGACTTGCCGGTCTCCAGATCGCGTTTGTATTCTTTCTTGTAGTCTCTCGTTGCCATATCAATCTCTCTTTCGATTGTGTTCACAGGTTTTAACAACACAGTACCCGCACAGCGGTGTGGGCTTGGGGTTCCATACCCCAGTCTCATGCGCCTTCTCAATGCGGGCGACGCGCTCCCGGTAATCCCACCAGTACTCCTCGGCCTCACCGCGCAAGAAGCTGGCCTTGACCAAGTCGTTCTTGACCACGAACAGCAGACCGCCGCTGACTTTGCGGATGTGCGGGAAGTGCACGAACACCATCAAAGCCATCAGCCGTAGCTGCTCCCGATCAGGGTACTTGTTGTTGCCCGTTTTATAGTCGACTACGCGAGCTGTCAAGTTGTCGTCGTCAATGATGAGCAAGTCGGCAATGCCGCGCACCCATACATCTTTGTCCATGAATCCGCAAGGGCGCAGATCGGACGTGACGCCCATCTCGTGCTCACACAGCTTGCGGCCGGGCTTGGCCTTGAGCGCATCGAGCATGTCCTTGACGAACTCGAACTGCGGTGGCAGCGGCTTGTCGTCCTTGATGTAGTGCTCCGCTGCCGAGTGCAGCTCCTTGCCGTACAGGATGGCTTCGGTCTCTGGGAAGGGGTACTTCTTCAAGACCTTGACCTCGTGATAACGACGGGCGCAGCCCTCGTAATCTTTGAGCGCTGAGTGTGACCATTTAACTGTCATTAGAACCTCGCAGACGCAATTGCTTTGGCCAGACGGCTGCTGAACTCTTCGACGAAGTGCTCGTCGTTGTTGAGCTCGGTGCGGTCCATACTCTCAAGGATGGCGTGTGTCAGCTCGTGCCAGAACGTCTCTTGCAGAGCCGACAGCTTGAGGGGTACGCCGTGGTACGACTTACGCGCCAGTGTGATGGTGCGCTTGGCGTAGTGCACCTCGCCCATGTACATGCGGTCGCGCATCGTGTCTGCGATGTCAACGCTGTACCAGTTGGTCCCCACTTTAACTTTCTTGGGTAGTGTCAGTTCTTTCATTTGCTTTCTCCTGTTGTTAACCTTTCGCCAAACCATAACGGCGGTGTGCACCAACGTCTGAGTTCAGCGGTATGCCGGGCATGTACTTGGGCGCAGCAATCATCTGCTCCAGCACCCACCCCTTGGCGTACTCGACCTCGTCGTCAGGCACGACACAGAGCAACTCATCATGCACTGTGCCTACCACGGGGTACTTCTTGTCCACCCGTAGCATGCCATCCGTCATCACCACACGCGCAGTTCCCTGCACGATGTTGTTCGTTATCTTCCCGGCATACAGCTTGGTTGGCTTGACGCCAGCTTCACCGTACACCCAGTTGCGTTGCTTTGTTTCTTTGTCGTATTCGTTACGTAAGTTCGGATACTTGAGGGTCATGCCCGAGGGCAAGACGATCTCTTCTTTTCTGAACGTGACGCATTTATACACCACCTCCTCGCCGCCGTAAAGCGACTTCTCCATCAGTTTGCTGCACATGTCCCAGAAGCTCACCACCGGGTGCGCGGTGCTGCGGTAGATGTCGATGATCTTCTTGGCCGCTACGCAGTGGATCAGCAACTCCCGTTCCGTACAGGTGTGGGGAATCTCCCGGAGCTTCGTAACATTCTCGTCCCACCCAACAAAGCGGTCGATGTAGGCGGCGTCCACACCGAGCTTCTTCGCAAACGATTTATCGTAGCGTACGGGAGGAGCGCCAAGGAATCCAACGAGAAGCTGGGAAGCGAAAGAAGCCCACCCTAGACCATAGCCGCAGTTGTGGACAATGATCGGCCCATACAGTGTGAGCACGGTGTACCTATTTCTTGGTCCCGCGTAGGCGATGTCGAAGGTCGGCATTCTCTGCTTCAAGGGCGGTGATCCGCTGTCTGAGCGCTTCGACCTCTCGCGCAGTGATGCGTCGCTTGTTGGACATGTTGACGCTGCGTGTGACGAAACGCAGGTTGCCGGGTTCGTACCCCCTGTTGTTGTCGATTCTGTCGAGCTGTAGCTCAGGTCGATCCCAGCCGCCAAGCCCGACGAGGTAACGAAGGAACTCAACGCGGTTCGCAACCCATCCTTTGTGTACGGTAATCCCGCGTCCTCCGTAGTCTGGGTACACGGTACTGTTCGGGTTTGTGCACCTGACGATGATGGCACTAATGCGGTCCAGCAGTCGGTCACGATGGTGTCGATCAGGGCAGACCACGTAGTACCCTTTTTGTTCCCATCGAGTTTCGATAGACTTTCTTTTAGCGCAGGCATTGCAGCGCGTAGTGCGCCCTGCAACAAGGTTGTAGCGGTCAACAAACCCTGACCACCCGCAGGAACACTGCATAACAGGATGGAATCCACCAGTTGCCTTGCGGCTCCAGCCGAGACAGGTGAGTTCCCCAACAATAGCGCCGACTTCAAAAGGGTACGGTCGGCTAGGGCCGCGCTCCACTCCACCCACCCATGTTCCGTCAAGATTTCGTGGTCCGAGGTTGCGCTGATTCCCGCTGCTGTCAGCACTTCCTTCTCGCCTTGCGGCACTACTCCTTGGTGACATACCCACTCCCCTCCATCCCAGACCGTATCCGTAGCCTGCACTCGTACTATAGGCACCCAGCCACGGTTTGTCAACACCGGCGTGTTCGGACCAAAGCAGCCAAGTAGCGCCGACTTTGCAGACTGCCGCAGGTCTGGATGCGTTTCTTTTGAAAGGCCGGGTATACCGAACATCTGAGCGCCGAAAGCGGCATAAGCGTCACTGCCAGAACGGAAGATGTCGAGCATATCTTCGTAATCCGCCAGCCACGCCAGTACTCGCGGTTCAATTTGCGAAAGGTCCCCAACGACAAGCTGGTTCCCCACCGGTGCCATGATTGCTTTGCGTAGGAACGAACCTCGCTTGAGGTTTTGCATGTTGATGGCTGACCCCTTGGCCGCAGTCCAGCGGCCCGTCGCTGCGCCGTAGTAGCTAAGCGGTACCGGGAGCGGGCCCCTGCCCGAGATATCAAGGAACCTTTGCGCACGAGTACGCTCGGTCGTTGACTTAACGCGTAGACGCGCCTCGCAAAGAAGTGCGACGTCTTCACGTTCACCGTTGAGCAGCGCTTGAAATAGCGCGTCATTTTTTGCAAAAGCAAACGCCTCCTTCCCCGTGGTCTTGCTGACTTTCGTAGGGGGTGTGACGCCCATGAGTACGAGTACCTCCGCAAACTTTGGGTTCGACGCCAATGCAGTCTCCTCGATGCCGAGCCTCTGTAACAGTCCTTCACGTTTCTCTCCTTCTTCTGATAG